AAGTAATAGAGTTTGTGGTCTTCACCAGCGATAGCTGATTCACCAGCATCCAATGTGAGGAATATCTTCTCTCCGTGTCCCAAAGCACCCAATGTTTCTACAGGGTATTTCTCGCTGATTGGGTCAAGGAAATTTGCCAAGTCACGCATCTGAATGGGAGTCCAATCTCCACCAACCACACTCAGTATACGATGATGAGGGTCATCAGTAGTTGGTTCTCTCATAATAGCGTTATGGTCTGTTTGTACCTGAGTACCATCAGGGAGGCTAATGTAAGTAGGCGTAGTATAGATTTCAAAGTCTACATCAACGTACTTCATAGCTTCACTTACCGTCGCATCGGTATCCATTACTGTACCAATACGATGCCATGCTGGTTTTCTACGTCCGTAGAATCGTTCACCAAATATGCTTGCTGGCATAACTGCCACTCCTTTCTTTTGCTTTGCTATCGAACTCTCTATGTGTCTTGAACCCCCTGGCCTTGATTGCCCTGGTTGGGCTGGCTGGAACTCGACGCTGAGACATCATATCATCGGCCTCAACCGCCTGTCAACCCCACGCCTGGGCCGTGCCTAGCTGGGCTTATTAGGCAACTCAAAGCTAGTGTTAGCTACGACTTCATGCAGACTCCCTACCATGTCTTTCGTTAGGGAATGTATCTCTGATGTAGCACTATCAAGACTGATAGTTAGTTTATGAATGTCTTGAGTGATTTGCAGGATACGGAAGTTGAGGTAGCCCAACCAAACTGAAACGGCAACGAGGCCACCGAACAGGGCTGGTTCAGCCAGTCCCATTCAATGTACCTGTTTCGCGTGGAGTAGGGTTAAGTTCCTTTAAGTAGTTAACCAAATCCATAAATGGGTTGGCAACTAGGGGGGGATAGTTATCGTAGTTCTCGATATCTAATTGGAGAATTTCATGCCTAGCTTTATAGACTTCTACCAATGCTTGTACAGCATCGTTAATAAAGTCTTGCATTGGAATCTTACCAATAGCATTAAGGGCTATGTCTTGTAAGATTTCATCATTCGGGAATGGTACTTCCTTAGGTTCGTCATAGTCACTAACGTCAAACAGTCCTACTTGACCTTGTGCTTCTTCTATCTCTGGTTCCTGTACTGGTTCTTGCATAATGCCTCCTAACCTTTATCTGATTGTTTTACTTCTTCTTCTACAGTAGATAATAGTTTATCTATCTGCTTGTCCCTATTATAATTCTCAGCATATAGAGCTAAGTATAATTTACGTTTAAGGTTAAATCCTACTTGTTCTCGTCCAACTTTAGAATAGCTATGGCATATCTCTCTAAGCATATAAATATCTGTTACATTCAAATGTACCACTGTACCCTCACTGGATTCCTCAGGGTCAGTTATTCTTAATACTGCCATCCCTAGTTTATCTATTAAGGTAACTGGGGCTGGTAAATAAGCAGAGGGCATCATTACTCTCATAGTAGTAACCGATTCTTGCATACTTTCTTTCTCAATCATCATAGTTAAACTATCATCTAAGAACAGAATTTCATTACGAGTCATATATATAGGATGTAAATCTTCTTCTAAATCTTCTTCTTCCTCTCCCCAAACGTCTCCCCACTCATCATTGTATTCCATTTCTTCCATAGAAAACCCCCTTATGTCTCAAGGAATCGGTCATACTCGTCTGCTTTCTCCTGTCGTTGTTCTCTAATAACGGTTTTATTTCTACGTTTCTTTTCACTAGAAACGCTGGACTCATAAAATTTACGTTGTTGCTTTAAGGTACGTCTGTTCTGTATTTTACTATCTCTGTTCTTCCAGTTACCCATTAGCCAAGAATCCTTTTATCAAGTCTAACTTTCAATGCTTGTACCTTACACACATTACAGTCACAATCATCCATATGTTCTAATGCTTGTTCTCTAGGTGTAGGTTTCTTATCTATTTTATTAAAGAATACTATGTCATCGCCCAAAAGTTCCCTAAGTTTTTTGTCGTTGTTCTGCAAACCAGGCCTCCTTTCGTTTATCATCAGCTTGAGTTTCCGCAAGAGTGTCGATTTGTTGTTTCAACTCTACTATATTATACTCTAAAACTTGAATTAGTTCAATAATTTCTGCGATTTGATTATTGAAATTAGTTATGTGTTTTAGATATTCTTCATTTCGTGATACTAGATATTGCATTACCATTATTTATACCCCACCCAATGTTCTCCACACCATTCTTTATGTGTACAGTTGTCCAGATTAAGTGGCCCATCTATCCAACCAAAGGCTTGAACCACGATAGATATGAAAAACATAGCCACTAAAAACGCCACAGGATTTGTAATTGACATTCGCCACCTCAAAATTTAAGTTGTTGAAAGCATATCACATGGGAAATAAATCGGTCAACCCTAGTATAATACTATATACAGGTATTTATTTTGAGGTGGTATATGGTTATTCGTAAAGTTGGGCGTATGCCCCCCATTTCTAAACAAGAAGTTGTTGATTACTTGGATAAGACAAGAGATATAGAAGAGTATACCAGTAATAAAGTCCCGATGCAATCCGATAAATTAAAGATTAGATTAATAAATGAAGGTTATTTAGAACCCAGTTGCGCCATCTGTGGTATATCTAGATGGCTAGATGGGGAAGTCCCTCTCCAACTAGACCACCAAGATGGGAATAAAGATAACAACAATCTTAAAAATCTCCGTTTACTCTGCCCTAACTGTCATGCTTTAACTCCTGAGTATAGATTAAAGAATGAATTTAAAGGAGAAACTTATTCTAATCGAGACAACCCAGACGGAAACAGAGCATAACCATATAGTTTTACGGTTACGTTGTGAATCCTGTCAACACCAATTCTCTATAGACGTTGGCATTTCCTTAGGCCATACCAAATATTTGTGGGCAAAACTCATGAGAGAAATCATGAGTCATGCCTACACACATACTTTGGACTAAAGAACTATATACCCGTCTTTCATTTTATATACTTCCGTCTTAGACATACCATCCCCTAGAGGAACAAACCTATCTGCTTGAGGTTCATATAGTTCCGCTGGAGAATCGGTAAAGATGACTAAATTATAGGCATGTCCACCTGAGTAGTCTATCACTAATGCTACAGTATTAATCCCTATTTTCCTATCACAACGGGCTTTGAAACTAAAGGCAAAGTTATCACAATCATATTCTTCTGAGATATACTTCTTCCCATTTGTCCAATCCCATCGAATCCAATCCTGAAACTCTTTCTTACTACATGACCAATACTTAGAATCTAGATGCAGACGTTTCATTCCTGAGGTTAAAAAGCCTGCATCCTTTAATTGATTGTAGACATAATTCTTTTCCACCTGTTCTCGTGTTTCCATCATTGGTGGGTCTACATAATCTCTTCCGAATCGTTCTACTGCTTCTAATAATCTACCCATATAAATACTCCTTACGATTTAAATGTTTCAGATACTTTAGCAAGGTAATCTAGTTCATCGGCTAAACCACCTATCTCCTTTCCTACAGATACTTCCCAATTCCTAGTATAAATACGCCCATTCATTCGGAGCCAACTCGCAATACGTCTCAGAGTTATAGCTTGTTGTTTCCTGCATATATCCTCTAGGTTATGTACATCTACTATAGATGCTTCCAAGCCATCTACTGTATCCAACATTGTTTCCAGTTCACGTTCCATTATAGCACCTCATTTTTATCAAGTCTAATTTTGGAGTCTCGCAGGTAACCACTTATTCTTTAATACTACTCCCCCATACAATAATGGGAACCCCTGTCTAGGTGGAAACCCGTATGTCCACTTTCCTCCTTGGGTTAACGGATTCCCATGTTCCTCAGCAATCTGCTCGTACTCTGAATCTGTTAGTATATGTGCCGTAAGTATTTCCTTAGGGGGCCATTGGCTCCTTGCTTTAGCTAATTCTGTTGCTCTCACCCATCCATGCCCCGTGCCTGGTGCAGTTCCTGGCACTGGTATCCATTCACTATAGATATTAGATAAGGGTATTGGAGTGGGGGTAGGATATACAGTCTCCCACTCCACACATTCCTTCTTTGGCCCAGCTGCTACTGCCCCCACCACAACCATTACAAGAAGCATTAATGCAGCTGTTAGTAAGCCTCCTGCAACACTTTTATTCACTGGTCTAGTTTCTCCTTTATTAACATTGGCAGCGATAACAAAATACCAACCCCAAGCAAAATTGTAAGCGGTATTATAATTGTTGTAAAAAACATTAAGCTATGTTTCCACCCAGTTTTTTTCGGATACCCTAGTTGTCTATATACTTCTTCCATTAGTTCTCTCCCTTTACTTCAACTTGATTCACATCACCATCCCAAGTACCATCCCAAGGCCACTCACCGTTATCGTTATAAGCATTTGCTAACCATTCATTTCCTGGCTCTGATGGTTGTAGTACCCATGATGTATGATTATATTTATAGATGTGGCAAACGTCCCACGGTGGAATACCACACATCCAGTTCGTCCATACCGCTTCACCATTCCAATACCCGTCTAACCAATAATCTCCTGTATACGAATGGTTAGTGCTATTATCTTTATGGTCTACGTATATCCAATAGGGTTCATTCCATGAACCCTCCCAGACTCTACCCTCGGTTGGAAAATTACCCGTAGTATCATTACTGGTAGTGTTGTTATTTTGGCTACTTTCGTAGTCATCTGCAAGTTCTTGTAATTTCCATACTTGCTCTTGAATAAACATTACTTCCATCTGCAAATCTTCTACCATCCATTTGTCTGCATACCTATCATCGTCGCTACCAGTATCAGTAGCAGCCCATTCCAACTCATCTACACGCCACTCAAGTTCTTCTTTAACATTATATATTAACTCCTCTAGCCACCCAGTATCCGTAGAGCCAGATACTGTAGGTATTTCTATACTGTCCAATTCCCACTGAATATCGTCAATCCTGTCCCAGAGGGCAGCATCATCATAAGACTGCCCTGGTGTGGCTTGTAGAACCGCTACGGCGGTTTGTAGTGAGGATATGTCAGCACGAAGGGAAGCATCATCAAAGGGATTCTCCACTCGTTGTATCGTATTTCCACCACTACTTGTAGTAGGGATGGCATTTACCTGACGTTCTACTGCGGAGACACGGCTACGTAAATCTGAATCATCATACCTATTCTCGATAGTTTTTGTAGAACCATCACTCTTAGGTTGCCTTTCCAATGTAGTTATATCAGTCTTCATAGTTCTTATATCACTCTTGATACTATCCACAGAAGATTTAAGACTAGTCATAGAACCCTCAACAGTTGCTATTCTTACTATCAATGGCCCCAAGTCTACAGTCCCATCATCTGAAGTCATGTCCATACTAGACAAAGCACTTAGTTGTCCTGTTAATTCCGCTACTTGGGCCTGAAGGTCTGATGTATCTCCTACTTCAATACCACTAACTTCTACTTGTAAAGATGTTAAGTCCAAAGCTAATTCCTGTAACCTAGCATTTATGTCGGAATCATCGTACCCATCAGGAATATAGATATCGTCTATACGTTCAATGAGGGTATCAGTCTGTAACCATAGAAGAGAATCGTCATAAGGAGCAACGTCTAATTCACTGAAACGTTCCTCCATAGTAAGATTCGCTTCTTCCTGATACGCTACATCTTCTTTAAGATTTTCTACATCCGTTTTAAAATTAATTCCAAAGGTGATACCACCTATGAGGATACCTACGATAGGAATCCCAGCTGTCACAAACCCCATAGTTTTTGATACGTTCATGTTATTAGTAGTAGTACTACTCCTATAGCTACTACCACATCGGCAGTAGCGGCAATATACATCCCAATTACCATAATCTTTTCGGCTCTAGTCATTTCCTCATACCTCTTAATGTAATGGACAAACCTTGATAAACGTGCCCACTGAACTGTCCTCTACGACAGGAAGGATTGCTCCCCCAATGACTATTGCTACTGCTACTAAACCTAAACTAGCTAATGTAAATATTTTTAACAAAACTTGTTAACCGTAAAATTGAGCTTCCTCTATAATAATTTCTGTCTGACTCTGTGTGGCCTTCTCCTCATATAAGGTAGTACTCTTCTCTATTAAAAACCCCTGCTTCGTAAGCCATTTGTTTACTGCTTCTGTAATAGAATCTCCATCTGTAGTGTGATAGGTATTATCTACAGGATTAACTGCCTGTACGTCCCATCGTGTATAAGGGGGTATACCCTCTACGTAGGTGCCATCCTTTTGTGTATACGACTCCCCAGGTTTATCTCTTGTTGCCCTAAAGGTCACATTCCAAGCATAGTTCAGGAGTTCAATCATCGCCATTCTATCTCTATTCGTTACCATATAAGATTTATTATTATTCATATCTTACCTACTAACTGCTGACTTGTGAAAGAATTTTCTATACCCACCACGAAAAACTGAGCCTACTTTACGAGCGCAAGCATTTTCTCTAGAGAGAAGCCTACCCCCACCATCCGTTGTGAAGCCAAGTTCCTGCTGAAAAGTTTCTCGCTTAAATGGAATCATCTGTACTAACGGAGTTCCTGCCTTAATGACACCTTCATAATCTGAAGGAGCTTTCCATATAAAAGGAATGTTAATATATGTAGTAAACTCATCTGAACAGATTATACCAGCCACAGCCTCAAATCTACTATCCCTATTATTCATAGGAGGTATACATAACATTGAGTAATCTTTAGGAGTTTTAAGTATCCAGGGCGAATTGAACTTCAAAGTCACAGGACAAGAAGACATTTCCTTAAAGGGTTCAAACGCTTTGGATGCATCAGGATTTTGGCTTTGTATAACCTTATAGTCAAGAGTCTCCCCCCAACTAAACTTAGGTACAGTCCCACCTTCTACCTCAAACCCCATTGGTTCCACGTAAATATCTGTCCATAGTGGAAGTATGTATCCTTGCAACATACTATCTAGTACAGCTGGACAACCCTTAAAACTTAATTGTGTAGAATAATATTCTTTTGCGCCTGGAAGGTCAATGCTTGCATCTTTGTACCATTGTGGTAAAGCTTGTGAAGCTGGTACAATGGGTTCTATAAATTCCCATTTAGAGTCACGTTGGAATTCAATCTTAACAGGTTTCATTTATCCTTTCCTCAGTTGTAGACCATACTTTGTAATCAATGCAATTGCGACATCAATCTCGTCTTCTAATTCATCAATATAATTTTGAAGCCCCTCAGTTTCTTCCTTCTCCCGTAACTCAATAGCTAACTGTAAGGAATCAATGGTTCTATTGGATTCTTCCAACACCCCTTCTAATACTGTAGTATGCCCCAAAGCGGCACTAAGTTTTTCCTGTAATTGAGCAGACTTTTTCATCCATAAATCTGCTTGATGTGCAGCATCTTTATATTCCCTAAGGGAGGCTGTTGATGTAGACAGAGATACTTTAAGAGAGGCTATCTCTTTCCGCAGCTGTATTTTTTCTTCATCTACAACTATAATTTCATGCTTATGTTCTTGTTTTTGTTTAAATAACAAGGCTATTAATTTTTGTAATACTGTCAACATAACTTAATCTCCTCTCTCTAATTCCTCTTGAAGCTGTTTTAAATGTTCTGCACACATTTGTAATCTAGTTCCTGGCCCCAGTTGAATTGAGCCAACGATAGCTTTCTTACAGCCAACCATTTCACAGCGTTTCATATGTATTGTTCTAACAAATCCTTACGAGGATGTTTCTCTTCATTCGGGTCACGATATTTTACTTGTCCATTATACATCAAGCCTATATAATGCTGGGCTGAATGTACAGACTCAAAGATTTCATGCGAAGCATGTATATAATTATTCTTTTGAATAGATACTAATGTGTGGGACGGTGGATATTTATGTATATATATTGTTTCATCTGCCAATACACATTCCCAACACGCTGCATAATGATTCCATCTAAAGGTTATTCTATCCATATTCTCCTTCTATGACTGAAATACCCCCCAATAGTTATTCGGTTGGGGGGCATCCAGAGATGAAGACCACCTCCTTTAATCGGGAATTACAAGGTCATCCAAAAACTTTATTACAGCTTTATCAAATTCCTTGACTTCCTTTAAAAGAGCATCCTTAGTCTTCTTATCTACTTCTTTATTTTTAGCTATTTTTGTTATTGCTACACCAATATCTATAGCTTCATCCACTACAGATTTAGCATTGGCTTTAGCACTCTTATTCAAAGTGAAAAACGCAACAGCTAGATTAATCGCTTTAGCTAACATTCCGTTTGCCTCCTGATATTAATGTCGTTTTGGTTTCGCCTGTAACCAAACCCAATTCCAAGGCTGTTTTCATATGGCTTTTAACTACATCTGTTCCACACTTCGGACAATTAACCATGTGACTTTTCCATTGCCAACCACAAGCACCACACTCAAACTCTATAACACCCATAATTTACTCTCCTGTCCAATCTAAATTCGGTTCATCGTTTGGGCCGTTATCCCAAAGGTTATCTATCTCCTTCACAGAATTCGCTACATAATACCCTAGCATATACGCCGCTTGTGCTAGAGTCTTTGCATCAGAACGAGGGTCTTGCGTTACAGCTTGGTATAGTAAATACAACGCCCCGTCAATGCCAGGAGCTTTCAACAAAGCCTGATAACGTTCCTCTATCATAGAATCGTCCCTGTCTCCTAAAGCTGTTTTAAGTAAACTAGCCCCTAGATACAATTCCGTATTCGATTCGGTATTCATATAATATGTTTTTTTATAAAATTTAGTCTAAACATTCCTGCTACACACAAACTAAAAATTATACCCCCTAGTATTATAATTCCAATATTTACATCAGTATAACGTCCTGCGAATACTAATGCCATATCTTCAAAAAAGTGAAGAGTTCCAATTAGTACTGAAGCTAAAGTAAATTTTATGGCCCCACCACTATGTGAATGAAATAACCCCATTACTCTTCCTCCCTATATTGTACTAGATATTTCCAACTTATTGGAAATAGTGTAGCACATTCCTTATCTATTTGTCTAGCTATTTCCTGTGTTTCTTCCTGAGCATCGGGTTCCATTCGTAACTTGCATACTCTAGCGAAGGCAGCTAAGGAACCTGTCCAATACCATTCCGTGTACATAGACAACGGTAGAATCATCCTGGCTTGTTCAGCAGCTACGCCTTGTTCTAGTAACTCTTGATACAAATGTTTACAATGAAGCGTTGTCATTGCTATATCCTTTTCTAACTCCAACAGAATTTGAACATGTCCTGAAGAACCTTGCTTCTTATCTTCGGGTTTCCCTCTCCATCCTTCTGGGCCTACCCCATAAAATACTGGAGCATCATCTACATAACGTCTACTCACCTCATTCCAAACTAGCCCAACTTGATGTTTAACTAGTTGTCTAGCCACAAAAACGGGAGCCGATATCCTAAACTGTATTTGAGGATGCCCAAACGGAGTCCAGTGCCCATGTTGTGCTAGATATCTAATCAGACGTTCATCTGAATCTTGCCATTCATCCCTATGTTTTCTAAATGAAACTCTTGCAGCATTTACTACGGTTAAATCTGTGCCTAAACTATCCACTAACTCTACTCGCATTTTTCCTCCTACTTTTTTATATCTACTAAATGAGCAGCTGCCATATAGTTAAACGAAACAGCTAATCGTTCCCCATTACTTTTAATGGTTTCTACTCCATGTTTAGTACTACCACTGAATATTACTAATTGCCCCGTTAATGGTTCAATGTTATGTTCCAATTCAGGAAAGAACAAAGTACCAGCATAATCTTTTGGTATGTCTAAATAAAAGACTCCACTCCATATAGAGGGCCAATGATTATGTACTTTAATGTAGTCATCCTTTTTATATAGAATCCCCCACATATTTGTAATACCTACTTCAAACGGCGTAGTCATACAATTTGGTATGAGGTTAGGTAAGTATTCTACCACACTATTGATTTCCTTTTCTAACTCTGTAAACCCAGGAGTGTTTTGCATGAATAAATCAGTCATGCAGGCGTTAGCCCCTACTGGATTATTGGCTTTGTCTCCACTATCCCTTATAGTTTGTATAATAGTATCTTTTGTAGCAGTACTAATTTGTAAGGCTGTTGTAAATATACTATCAGACCCTTGTAAGGGAAAGTGTTGAGAAGCTATTTCTGACATTACGGTTGTGTATCCCACTCCTCTTCTTCTTCGTGGCATTTTTCACAATCACATTTCATGCAATCACATTCTCTTTTTTCTCCGAAAGTAGCTTGGTCACAAGTACACTCTTCGCATGAACAGTCTGGGTCTTTAGGCCATAATTTAATATTCATATACTTTCTCCTAAGTTTTATAATTAACCATGCCATCAAAGTTAAAGGATATAGCTATCCTTTCTTGTGTGCTTTTTAACGTGTGTACACCATGCATAGTTCTTGATTCAAAGATAACTAATTGGTTTTTTACAGGTTCAATATGGTGTTCTAAATTCGGGAATAAGAGTGCCCCAGAATAGTCCGTTGGTATTTCTAAATAGAAAACTCCACTCCAGGCAGCAGGCCAATGGTTATGCATAACCGCAGATTCTCCTGTACAGTAGAGCAATCCCCACATGTCTCGTAGAACAATTTGATGATTCCCCCTCTTCTTTTTTGATATTTCTGTTACTCTTGTAGTAATTTCATGTCCTAGCATATCAAATCCAGGCTTATCTTGCATACGCCACTCCGTCATAAAAGCTTTAACATTGGATGATGCATATGGAATACCTTCATCTGCTTCTTTTAAATTACGAATGGTTTTAATCAAGCCGTTATGTACACCAGTAGGTAAAACTATCTCAGTAGTATACACACTCTCCTGTTCTGAGGACGTAAACTCTTCACATTGTATTGGCTTTTCTCTATCACTCACAATAACATCCTTTAAATAAAATTAACGGGACACCCATGACGTTTACGATAACTGTCTTCAAAAGTAGTTGATAACGCATTCCGTTCTTGCTGCATTTCCAACCATGTTTCATCCCCATCTTGACATTTCATATAAGAAATTTCATGTTTCCATTCTTCTCGTTTAATGGGAATAAGTTGTACTAAAGGAGTACCTTGTTTAATCACTTCCTCAAATGGATATTTAATATGGAAGAAAAAAGTTATTTGGTTTCTATAAGTATCCGTATTAACTAAACCAGTAAGTGTTTTAATAGCTGGATGCGGTTTAGATTCATCATTAAATGGAGACGTAATTAATGTTGAATACCCTGGAGGAGTTTTAATTAGCCAGGGATTACAAAACGCCATTGAACTGCCTTTAATAGAATCTTTTAATTCTGGAATATTGCCCCAAGAATCCCAATTTCTATGTTCTATCATTTCAGTACTAGGATAATTATAGGGAGGCATCTTTGGTGGAGCTACAGAAGGGACAAACTTTGGACAGCCCTCTTCACCACAGGTACATGAAGTATAAGAAAATGCTAAATCAGACCACAAAGGAATTATATAACCAGTTCTCATAATATCCACAAAAGGCACACATCGTTTATATGTACTTCCTTGAGGAGAACCAGGGACTCTCCCATTATTTACCCGTGTGGGGTCATCTTTAAACCATTGTGGTAAAGCTAAATGGGCAGGAACGGGTTCTGGAAAGGCTCCTTTAAATGTCTCATCTATTACAAACTCCATTGTTTCCATATACTTTTCTCCTAACTAACATCAAAATACCAACCGTATTCAGGCATCTCCTCCATTGAACCATTCAGAACGTTCTTATTAAAATCGAAAGTCATTTGAAAATCAGACCCAGATTGAACGAAATACCACTTTACAGACGGGTCTTTAAAAGCTGCCCTATACCGTTTCCCTTCATAGAAAGCTTCATCATTAGTATCATAGAAGAATTCCTGATTATCCAAAAAATATGCTTGTAAACTTTCTAACGTCATACAAGATAAATCAAACGTAGCTAACTCAGTTATACGTTCCTCATATATTTTTTGTTGTTCTTCAAAGTCCTCTGCATCTTTACCAGTTAAGGGCGTGTTCAACTGTGCCCATTGCTGGTCTGAATAAGGTTGTGCTTGAGGGGGATATTGTTGCATTATTACACCTCCAAAATATTATCTATATTTATGATGTGGAAAATCTCTTGTCGTAGCAAAACCCATCCATAAATTAATAGAGAACCTATTGTCTTTAAATTCTCCTTCATGTTGAGTCTCATTTACCGCATGTATACATTTATTAGATTCAAAAAATATAGCAGTATTATGTACAGGTGTATATGCTAATTGGTCTTCAAGAGTTTTGCCAGTTAATATAAGTTCCCCACCTGTATACTGTTGTGGTTCCGTATTCCAGTGAACTACACAAGTAATAACCCTTTCATGAGGGAATTCATTTGAAGTATCTTTATGCCACCCATAAAAATCACACATACCATAAGAACTTAATATGGTTTCCATGTGTGTGGTTTGAGCAATTATGGGGAACAACCCTGGTAACTTTTTAAACGTGCCAAGAAAAGATTGGTTTGTTAGAGCTACTTCTAATTGCGATAGAATAATGCTCTTCTCTCTTCGCTTATTATAATAACCATCTAAATATACAACATCATTATGCCGTGTACCTAATTCTACTGTATTAGAAATGATTTCACATGTTTCGCATCCATCTAATTCTGGTAAATCGCCTATTTTGGCTGGTTCATACATAGGTTCTAACCATTGAGCCTCTTCCAAACATTTCCTAGCTGCTGGAATAGACATAAAGTTCTCTACTACTACATGAGGACTAGGACTTTCTTTATACTTTATCTTCTGCATAGTTCCACCTATTCTTTTTCTAAAATCTTCATGCTCAAAGCACCAATTAATGTTATACCACCTGTAGCAATCTCTGTCAATCCCCAGTACATAGCAAAAAATGTGATACTCCCTAACAAACCAATGCTAAGGAGTATTTGAGGTCTAATCATCATGGTTATAAGTACTTGTAATATTCGGTTTGAATATTATCTACGTGTTTCTTACCACCATTATTTCTTAAATATTTATGATATTCTTCTGAATATCTTTTCTCAGTACAACAAACTTTAGTTATACCACCTAGAATTAAAAACCCACATACACAAATAACAACTTCAACCATAGAACCTCCCTATATATATTTATATTTCTACTATATTATACTCCTATTATATTGAGAAGTCAAATACTTTTAGGGGGAATATATAGTATTTAATAATATAGGGTTATTTCTTTGTGCTAGAATATATAGGCTTTCCCATATTTCCCATAGTTCCTGTCTGTTGCTGGAAGTTGCGTTGTGATTCAACTCCAGAATCTCCAAATCCTTGTGATGTAGTATCCCCCTTTGGCAAACTACCATTCTGAGAGAATTGCGGATTCTGTTGCTTCATTTCAGCGTCCCACTCAGCACGTTGTTTCTGGTCTGCTATATAATCTTGTTTACCAGTACCGAAACGTCTGTTAATCTTTCCAGCTAAATCTCCTGCAAACATCTGAGCAGACCAGTTAGCGGTTTGACCCGCTTGGTCAGTATCAGGCCTTCTAGATTCTAGTTCTGCGGAAGTAGGCATGGGTGCTGTATTAGTATTAGCTCCCACACCCTTAGGTGCCTGAGGTGCAGCCTTGGGCCAAGCATTTTCAATATCCCGCATAGCATTCTGTCTTGACATGCCTACCTTAGCTGGTGTAACATCACCTTGTTTCATCAGTTTTAGAAGAGCCTTTTCAACAGAGTTTACATGAAAGCCTTCATCAGGATGTTTATAATCCTCGTAAGTACTATCAGTGTCACGCACAGCTGCTTCCCTAGCCTTTCGTTGAGCATCATAGAGAGCCTTAATATATTCCCAATCTGGTTTTCCTGAGCCAGGATGTTGGTAATGTGGCAATGTTTCTCTATGAGGAACATCTCCTTCAAAGGCATCCCGTTCAGTTAATCTACGCATGGCTTCTTGACCAGTAAGAGGTTTCCCATAATTTACAACGTCATGGTCACCTTCATACTTCTCCCTCTCATCATCAAAATCATCAGGTAATGAAGATACTTTAAGTATGGCCTCCTCCATAGGAATTTTATCACCCCAAGCACGTTTTTGGGCAGCATCGTCCTTACTCTGGCTTGGATGTTCATCAGGAGCCATTCTCCGATTGATTTGACGTTGCTGATAAATACGTTTCATCTCTTCAGCCCTCTTACTTCCCTGAGGTTCTGGCCCCTCGCCTGCTTGCCAGGGCCAATGGGGATTATCCTCAGCCTTCTTAAACATCTTGTCATTCGTACCAACTTCAGACTTAGGACGTTTGGAATCGCCATTAGCTACCAATGCTTGGGATTCTTTATTCTCTTTAGGGAGGCTTCCCTTATCCATTGCATTTAGTGGTTGCTCATCTCCACCTTTCATAAGTTTAAGGAGGGCTTTTTCAACAGACATTTCAAAAGGACTCTTTCCAGCGGGTCTATCACGGGCTATCTTTTCACTAGCCTGTCGGCCCCGCCAATCTTGTCGAGCATGAGCATCCATTAGTTCTGGCCTATCTGGTGCTTCATAAGCAGATTCAGGTTGGAAAAAATCACGGGTAGCTCTACCAGCCCTACCAGGCATGGTAGTTGCTCTACCAGCACCATAGCCCATACGTTCTCCTACCTGTTCTAGACCTGTTTGTGGGCCTACATCCCCAATGTTTTCTCCAACTGGTGGCTCTATGAGATGTTCAGGTGTATCCCTCATAGACCAACCCCCTCTTAAACCCGCACGAACTTCTTCAGCAGGGCGTGTAACGCCAGCCCTTAAAGCATCTTCTGCTACCTCTGGATTTAATTCACTAGCAGAACGGTCTGCCACACGCATGGGAACATTACGGATAGCTCTACCAGCCCTTTCTGCCCTAGATTGTGGTTTAGCATCTCTATGTTCGCTGAAATACTTATCCCTATTCTCGTCAGGCATTAGTCCACGCCCGAAATTACCAACTGCATCTGGTATCCGAATTTTCTCAAGGTCTTCGTCTTTCATCAATTTGAGGAGAGATTTTGTAACGTTATTGTGAATATTTTCCTGGCCTGGTGCCCTTTGGTCAAGTTTAGCTTCGCCACGTTGAACTACAGGTACGTCTTTCCCACTCTCACTTCCAAGAGAATCAGGGTTTTCCCCTGGTTGTGGCTGTCCAAAGGTAATCTCGGAAGGTAATCTCCATTCTTGTGTATCCATACCCCTTTGAGATACATCACCTCTAGGAGAGGGAATGTCTCGTTCAGTATCCTCCATAGGGCCACCAGGGAAACCAACTTTTATAGTACGAGGGTCTTTTAAATCCTCTGCCCTTCTACGAAGCCACTCCTGAGAATCTTCCAAATGCTCATCTGCCTTCATAAGTTTAAGCAAAGCATTTTCTATAGCTTTCGATGTATTAGGGAGTTTCCTCCCATGTATTGTTTGAGTATGATATAGAGAAGGGTCAGCTTCCATCTCAGCCCGTGCCTTCGCCCCTCTTTCTAAAGCACTTCTTGAGCCATATCTCATATGTCTAGCTCGTTCTCTTAGTGCCTCTGGAGAAGCTTCTTGTGCTAATCGGTCAGCAGAGGTTTTTCGGGCAGCATCTACCATTTCAGGAGGCATATCAGTAGGCCGTCTACCCAAGATAGTCTCAGCCCGTTCCCCAGCCGTAGGAGTACTTCCTATATCTCCCTCTTCAGGAGTTCGGGGTAAATTCCCAGGTGTGCCCCCAGACAAACCTGGCAGGGGTTCATATGTTACAGGTTCTTCAGAAGAAAAGGGTTCCAGTTGTCTTTGAGTAGCACGGAACCTGGGCTTCTCTTCAGCCTTCATTAATTTTAGCAAAGCTTTTTCAACAGAAGATTTATATGGATAATTACCCGCACCAGCAGTATCCTCGTCTTGGGGATAACTATCACGGCCTACTCTACGGTCATCCCTTCTTAGTTGTGCCCTCTCTTTAGAAGTGAAACCATTCTTTAATGGAACACCTGGGCCTTCGGGATGGTCTGCGCTAGTCACAGGAGCTTTAGGCAAAGGTGTAGATTCATCCCAATCAGGATTTTCTTCCGACACCCCTCTATCACCGCCAACATTGTTTTTGAAAAAGTCTAGAGTTGATTTCCAATGTAGATTATTCTCGATTGGTTTTCCATAGTCTGGCATATGTTATCTCCTAGTTCCAGCTAACCCAAAGGCTTTAGCAAATATCTTATGTACAGGGACAGAATTTTCTACAGAGTATTTAATGGGTTCTCTATCTTGTGCCCATGCAGGCCTTCTAGCATCTCCCCTAGGTGTTGGCCTGCTAGTCCTTCGCCCATAATCTTGCGGCCCCCTCACTCCTGTGTGAGCGGCGGTTCGTTCTTCTTCAGTAGATTCTTGAGTAGGTTCTTGTCTTGCCAATCCATCCATTGAAGGACGGTCACCACGTAGCCGTTTGAGTTCAATGCTTCTCCCAAATTCATTGGAATCTCCAAGCCTATTTAGAATAGCATCGTAAGCTTCTGCTCCAGCACCACCATGTCTTCCATGATGTACTTGCATATTGCGGCCTAAATGTTGCCTCATATCCGCAAAATTGATGGGTTTATTCCAATCATCATTACTCATGTTTATACTATGATGATTTGCAAACCTATCTCCATCTTCTGTTTGACCTAAGTGATGGATAACTGACATCCAATCTTTGGGGGATAGCCTGCCACCTTCATTTATATGGTCTAAACGTTCTTGTACATGATTATGTCTCTGGTCAGCATCCATTCCTTGATGGGCTGTGGGAGAGTAGCGAACATCTTTCCCTACACCCTCATTAACACCCATGCGTCTCTGTTGTTGGGCAAGTCTACCGTATCGAGGAATCCTATCTACACCCTCACCAACTAGTTCTTGACCTCGGCCTACGTTTTCATCCAACCAACCACGTAGTTTGGCTCCAGCCCCCCTGCCACGCATTCCAGCTTCATCAGCCTGTCTACGGGTAGCCCCTAATTCATCAGGCATATATCTCCTGGGCTGTCCAACACGCCTGGCATCTTCTGGGTCTTCCATAAAGCCCCGTCCAAAGCCTCTTGCTGCCCTAGCCCCACGTCCTAGCCATTGTCGAGCCATACGGCCTACCTGTCCACCACGTTCACGAGAACCAGCACCTAGACGATTATCTGTTTCACCCAAGACAGATGCAGGATGGTCAGATACAGGCAAGTCAGGTCTTACATCCTCACGAGGTTTCATAAACCCACGGAATGCACCACCAGCAAATTCTGCTCCTCTCCTAGCCCCACGTCCTATCTTACGAGCTTCTTGGTTGGCCCAAGCAGCCCCCTTACCCTCGTTCATTGATTCGTCTCTGAAACCTCTGCCTATGTTTTCAGCAACTCCACCCACTTCTCCACGTAAATCTCGGAGATTTTGGTCAGCCTCACGGTATTTCTGCCTACCACCTCGGAACAAGCGTTTCATTCCTTGATGAGCTTTTTCTCTAGGAGATAGGTTTGCCATCCTATCCCTTCGGCCTTCATACCCTCTTCGGCCTCTAACGCCAGCTACAATTTCATCAGCATCGTATTCTTTGCGTCCACCTCTTCTTTCCCGCCCTTCTCTTGCGGCATCTGCCCTGTTTCTTGCAGCTGTCTGCCCTGGCTCATCTTCCCCACGGCGATATCGAATGCCTGGGCCTTGTAAAGGTTGTCTGCCCCCTCTTGGTTGGTCTTCTACAGGAGTTCTAACTGCTCGGCCCTGTGCAGGACTAATTCGTGTGTCATCACGTCTACGTCCAGCCTGAGTATCAGCATCATCATCTGGAACTCCACGAATTTTTTCTCGTAATGCTTGACTACCTACAGCATCATCCTGTTGGGGTCTACGGAATAAGTTTTTAAATCTTCCCCACACACCAGGCTTCTTACCCCGTTCTCCCTCCCCCTCTTCTGCTGTAGGTTCAGCAGAAGGTGCAGCAGCCCGTGCCCTCACCCCAGCAGGCGAAGCACCAGGGAAAGGAGCTTGGTCAACATTAGCTTCTCGTAAAGCAGCAGCCCTATCTTTCGGAGCATACATCTCTGGGTTATACGGAGAGGTTGGCCCAGACGTTGGCAGAGGAGTAGGACGTTGATAATCACGCATTAAATCTGCTTCCCCCGCACCAATCGGGCTTTCGTTACGTCTACCTTGTTCAGTTTGTACTGGTTGGGTTCCAGCAGGATTTTTTACATTATAGGGGTTTGGCGCACCATAATTTACTTGTGGTTGCCAAGCACTTACACCCATTGTCTCCCCTGTTTTGTCAGGATTTTCACCTTCAGGAAAGGCTTGTCCAGGGTTTGCTTTACCCATACGTTTTGCAGCTTTCTGCATAATATCTTCAAAAAGATTGATAGACTTTTTCAAGTCATCGTCATTATCCAGTCTTTCGCCCAGATTTTCTCCCGCTTCATTTACAACCCACGGAGGTCTAACATTAATAGGACAACCATCATCATCAGTTTCGGTTTCAGATACAGGGATATAACGCATCGTTCTCATATCAACTTCGGAAGGGAAGCCATAACGTTGAAGAAGGCGATGGTGTTCGGCTTCCCTCCCCGCAAAATTATTAAGAGTAGTGAACGACTTACCACTCTTTAATGGGTCTTCTTCTTTTGACATCCAATCTAAAAAGGAATCCTTAAAGTTTATTTTACCAGTATCATCAGACCTCATAATCACAATCTTCCTTTTAATGGATACATGTGGCTGGCTTCCTTCTTCACAAGCCTCAAAGAGTCTGCAATAATCCCCAGGTTGAATATCGCCAACTACAACCTCACATGTTTTCCGTTCTGCATTAAAGTATTTGCAATGACCACAATTGATTCCCATTTGCATTTCGGGTGCCGTTGCATCACGATACCCACATTGGTCTTTATCTACTTTTCCTGTTTGAGGCAACTCTGCTTTAAGCAGTTCAAAGTTTGCCCCCTGATTTACACCTTTCTCACAAATAGTAACTTCAGCTAATTCCATTTCATCCACTTGCATGTAAGGAGTTTGGCCCTTCATCATATTTTGAACTTTGGTTGCACTTCCAGCTATTGAATAACTCTTTAACATTCCAGTATTAATCTGGTCTGCTACTTTTTTAGCAATTGCTGTATCATCACGCAGTTCACAGATAAAGAATAACCCCTGGTCACCTACACCAGATTTAAATATCTGCCCACCTTTAGATATATAAGCGGGTAAAGCCCAACCTACCTGAACGTCTGAATGTAGTACCATAACGTTACGAGTACGTTGGTTATCCATAAACTTTTGGAAGGCTTTACCCAATGCTTGAGTAGTAATTAAATGACCTTCTCTATCAATCATTTCAACAGATGCGGGGCCACCAATAACTAAAGGTTCCACCATATCCATTTTTTGAATTCCTACCGCTGCTTGTTGATAAGTAGGACTATCTGGAAAAGCCCTATGGAGGGTCATAATTTCGGCTTTAGAAGCATTTCCTGCATCAAAATTATTTCGGTATTCACCTAAAGCATCCTGAATGTCTTCCATTGTAGTTTTACCAGTTTGTCCCTTCTCTAACCAAAAGATAGATTCGGGTCTTTGAGCTACTTCTGATGTAGTAAAATATCTAGACATTACCCTTCATGCACTCCCCAGATTACTCCGTACACCTGGGTACTAGCCCCAGAAGCAATAGCGGATATCTTAACTCGTGCATCTATAGGCCAATTAGTTTCTATAGTTTCTCCTGCCTTTAAAAGGATACCTGTAGAAGAAGCCCCCGCAGCTGTGGCATCAGTATCTATAGATATATTGGCAGTTTGACTACCATGCCCATTCTTGAGTTTGAATCCTCTAACCGCAGAAATTCCTGGCCTACGTTTAGATTCTGACAAGTTAGCTGTGCCCATCCATTCGTAATTAACGCCTTGGGCACCGTCTACATAATCGCTTAGATTACCGTCTCGACGTTGCTCTACCATAATTTTATCTACATACATGTCAATATTATGTTGTGTTACAGAAACAACAGCCACTCTATATTCAGCGGCTACTCTCTCTGCAATATCATATTTCACATTTAAGCGAACAAAGCTAGTACTGAGACTATGAGTAGCACTGGCAGCTAATTCAACTCCCGCACTATTTTGAATTACTATTTTAACGTCACCAGACGCAGAAGCCCCCCTAACTTCACATTGTGCTACAATGGCTGTACCTTCCGTATGGCCTGCAAATGTATGTGTCCAATAAAATCCTTCTCCCGCAGCAGCGTTTGCTGGATTAACAAGAAGAGAGTTGCTACCTGTGGCAGCTTGGGCACTACTTTGAGATATTGCGGAACCAGAGGCGGTAAATTCAGTAATCGTAGCGTGTTCAATAGAGGGGTTTTTCACAAGGTTGACAGCTGGCTCTCCCCGTGATACAGTTAATAAATCAACTGCACTGGTACCAACTTGAGCGTCAATCGGAACATATTTATTCCATACATGTACACTCGTTCTGGTACTAGGGTCTATTTCCCATTGAGGCCAGTTCTCTGGAAAATGTTCTGAAGTTGGCATATAATCTCCTAATCAGTTGAGAACCAGTTCATTATACCAATAAGGCTTCCCAGCACAATCGCAGAATGGACGAAGATTACGCCCATCACGAATAAGGCTGATTTAGCCCCATACATACGAGTTCTCCAATGTTTTATTTCATCGAGGTCATCATTAAGTTTCTCTAAACTATGGCTAATTGTTGTGTTTAATTGAGTTTGCCCATCTATATACCTATCTAATCGCTCTGTATAGACTGCTAGGTTTACCTCTATAGAGGCATCATTTAGAGCAGGCATAAGGCATATTATCTACCGAATACTAGTACACGAACTGCTACCGCTGAAACGTCTGTAGTGTTGGCTACCTCATCTAGAATTGCTCCATCTGCGCCAGCTTCATACAAAGCTATTTTTGAATTAGTGTAATCATATTGAGGAACATATCCACTGTTTTCCATAGACAAGGCAACAAAATGAATTGATTCCAAGCCTAAGGTAGTAGCGGTTAGAGCCTCACCACCTGTAGCATAGCTGCTATCAAAGGTGCAAGTTTTAATAACGTATTTATTGTTGCCAGGAACACCTGTCATATCTGAAGCATTGCCTGGAACTGTAATAGTAAGAGCCATAGTTCATCCTCCTTAAATAGAACAAGAAGAGAGGGCGGGGATATCTTTCAACCCCCGCCCCCTCAGCGAATTAAGCGTTTAGGTCAGCTATCTTAGCCTGGACAAAGAAGTTCTTGCAGCGCAACTCACCAAGAGTGTACAACAAGCCCCTGACAACCAAGCTGTTAGCAGCGAAGTAGTCACGGTTCTCAATGTATTGGGTAGGCTGGGCAATTGACATCTCTAGGAAGTCAGTGTCCAACACGTAAACGTTACTACCCATTACTGCGCCAGCAGACGAAACTGACTTAGGCACATCGGCATCAGGTAGGATGGGGATACCCATATAGGTAGCCAAAACCAATCCAGTGCGGGTACCAGGGAAGGTACGCTCAGAGCCTACCCCAACCTGATATTCTTCCTGACCCATATAGCGTTGCTGCGAGTTAAGCAGCCGTTCCAGTTTGAAGTACTGGTCATGACCCATGAGGATGAGCTTTGGCTCTCCACCATTTTCCCGTACCTTTTGGATACAAGTATCAATCAGGTTAAGGGAGAGGTCACGGCCTACACCAGCGTTATGGCTGATGTTAGCAGCAGCATTCCAACCACCAGCAGTCCGTCCAGCCAACGACAGGTCAAAAGCCCTAGCGTTAGCTTCCAAACCACCAGAAGCCATACCGTCTTCAGCTACTATATCGTCCAAGCTAGTGAAACCAGCACGGGAATATACATAAGCCAAGTCACCAGAAGCCCATGCAGGGCTAGAGGTATCGACGGTTACGGTACCACCACTGTGGGCGGTAGCCGAAGCACCACCAACGGTGACACCAGAGGTTAGGTCATGAGCAGATGCGGAACCATCGTAACGGGCAATTTCGTCACCCAGATGGAAGTTGTTAGCAATGGCGAGACTGCCGAAAACAGCAGTTGTACCACTACCACCAGTAGCCCTAGCAGCAGCCAAGGACAACAGTTCAAAGTTGACCTCTTTCATGTGGTCTAGCTGGGCGTTTTCATTCTCCAACGCCAGCACGTCACCAACACCGCCTTCTAACTGAGCGGTGAAGACTGACTTGACCGATGCACCGAAGGTTGTAGCAACGATTCGGGGCAAGCTGGAAACCGTCTGGATAGCAGAGATGTCTACTGTCGGGAGGTTACCAGTTTCTAGAATAGGCATACTGCGGTTAGAGCCACGGTCAGACCGAATCCTCCAACCAGCTGTGTTACCCCAAACGGTTCGGGGAACAGCATTGAAAAAGCGTGTTTGGTTGTTCAAAGCCTGCCAGACTTTCCGTCCATACGTGGTATTAAAAATACCAGTAGCGGTATCAACCGTGAACGGAGTACCAACACCAGCTCCAGCCTTTTTCATAAAGCCAGGGCCGAATACACTCTGATACAACCCTCGTTGTGACTGAGCAATATACTCAGCAAGGGATGGATTAGCCATATTATATCTCCTTAAACTTGTTCGTTAAATTATCCTAATAGTTCCCGTGGAACGCCATCAGTCTCGCCATTCTCGATGGTTTCCTGCAACCGACGCAAATCCTGATAGGACAATTGCATCATCTGGTCAACAGTATCCTGTCCACTCGATTCTTTCTGAATCAGAGCAGTCCCATCGGTACCCATGCTATCTTCATAGCGGATAATGGTAGGACGAGTGAGCGAAGTCTCTTCACGGAAGCCCATCTTTCGTAGACGGCCCTCAGTTTCCTGTTGAACGGCTTTCTGCATATCGAAAGAGCCAGTCAACGCAGCCTTCAACTCGTTAATCTGCTTCTGCATATTTTCTATTGCTGGATACTCTTCAGCGTTCTCGACGGCATAATGCGTCAGGCCCATCCGTTCTGAATCCTCATCGCCATTCTCTTCTTCGTCATCTTCTGGTTTCTTTTCCTCTTCATCCATGTCCTCATTGCCATTAAACTCATCTTTTAACAAGTCAAGCTGTTTTTGCATAGCTTGAATAGTTGCCTGCTGGTCAGTCAGTTTGTTAACAACAGTGACTGCTTTCTCGGAGTCATCGTGGCCTTTCGCCACAGACGAAGCTTTACGTTCTTTCGCAGAGCCTTCCTTATCAAGGTCAGGCATACCAGCGTCAGCTTTAATCAAACCGTAAACTTCACCAGCAACGGCTTTAATGATTTCTTGCTTCTCAAAGGCATCCTGTTCGTCTTCAGCCAACTCCATGTCATACTCTTCCTGCTTACTTATACGGGAGTCCATCTTGTGTAAGACCTCCGCAACAGCAGCAAGAGCAAGATTAGAGCCTTCTATCTGTTTCTCCAACCTGTCCACAATGTCATAGTCTTGTGCCATGTGCATCCTCCTTCCTAGTTCAGAAAGTTGGTCTAAGCCACCTCCGACTTCCCGATAAATAAATAGATACAGTACGAATTTCGTACTAATATATTATACTATGAATTCCGAATTATTTTCGATTTTTATAGTATAATTTAGTCAGATTTCGTCTTCGGGGGGAACTTCGCCTGTAACCGTAAGCTTTAGAATTTCGTTTCTAAAGTCATAAAGAGGAATTTGCACTAATTTTTTGAACTTTTCACACTGTGTGCCCTCAGGCATAGAGGCCTCAATTAAATCTAAGACTTTCCCCACCATGCGTGAGTGCCGTGCTATTACGTACTCCTGTAACGGAGTTACTTTACTTACATCTACCATAATCTAGCTCCTATTGTAAATATCTTTGTAAACTATTAGGCTTCTTTACAGTTTCCATCCATTTTTGTAGAATATCGTCTATTGAAAACCCTACTGTAGGAGAGCTTTCCTGCTGCTCTTCCAGTTGAGCGAGTTCTAATGCAGAGGGCATTGTATTTTGCCGTACATGCGGTTGTACCCATGTATATCCACCTCCCTTTTTATGCCTATAATGGCCTGAAACCCCCTGACCGCCACTATAAGCCTCTTCTACTTTCTGTTCTACTACATCAATACTATCAACCACTAAGTTATCCCCATCCCAGCGAAACTTTCGCCCAGGCTGTTCTTTGTGGCAAAAATCTAGTAAAGAACTCCGAAGTGCTGTTTGTACTTGCGTAACCATATTAAATTATACTCACGATGTGCCTTCTAATGACACTTTTTGAATTTTTTTCTTAGTTATTCTTTCTTTTTCCTCAAACCCCCAACGTTCCCTTAACCCTGGCCTACGCAACAGTTCATGCTTTATAGCAAATAACTCATCGTCATCAAGCTCCCCACCAAAACCAGGGGTGAGGAGCCTAATATCATATCCTGTACGGTCTGTAAAAGTCTTTTTTGTCGATTTAAACTTTGGCATAGGTTGTAGCCCATACATCTTTCATAGTACTATTAAACATGCTAGGTGTATCATCAAACCTATCTAAATAAATCACTTCATGGCCCACATTCCCATAGTGTGGATGCCAATACGTTACAACTTGTTTGGGAGGTGTGATGGCTTGCACTCGTTGGAGAGCAAATTCATCCCCACCCTTCATTGTTCCACATATATATGCTGACCCAGTACCTATATCCATGACATCTACACGATGAAAATGGCCCATCATGACATCCGTGAAGTTACCTGGCATAACTCCATCATGTTCAACAATGGTGCTTTCAAGAGCCTGTTTAAACTGTATAACTCCACGCATGTTACCAATCATTCGACTAATAGACGCAGAGCTACCACCACCTGATATAGCATCACCATGAAACATGAGAACGTTTTTCCCTGCTATATCTACTATATGAGCAAAGGATTTAGGTATATCAAATTGGATGTTTGTCTGATTTGCACAGAACGCCGCCATCCATTGATACGCCAAGTAGTCCCAGTCCATGTATTTATCCTTCATTGGAGGTTTTCTTGTCATTCTTCCATGATTTCCTACCACACAAGGTACTTTAATCGTTTGGAAGTGTGGGGCTAGGAACATAAGAGCTTGAGAGATAGAACTAGCCGTATGCATCATTTGCATCATACAGTTATCTAGATTAGTCCTAGACAGTTCTTCATGAATGTCTCCACTAATCATATCTCCTAGCATAGGAACCACTAGTTCATTAATTGGGCAAATATTACGTCTATATGTTGCTAAATTTAAAACTTGCATGGCCCAACCCGACAATCGCCTATTAAAAATATCATAGTCATAAGAATTCATAGACATTAATTGCGGAGCAAATACCTGTTCCCCCACATGCGTATCGGTCAGAACCGCTACCATTACCTGAGGTTCTGCGGATTTTCCTTTAGAAGGTGGAGGTGTAACAGGCACAGCATCAAAAGTAGGAGCATATGTTTGAATCGCTTCTACAATCAAATCTTTTTTAGCATCCCCTGAAATTACTTTCTGATATAATTTCTTATAATATGCTAATTCAGACTTATACGTAGCTAATTTCTTGTCTGTTTTAGTCCTATCCTCTATCGACTCCAAGAGTTCTTCTTGGTCTACCTCTTCTTCGCTGAAAGCCTCTCTGTCGTACCAACGTTGGACGGTGGTTCGATGAATCGAAATCCCGTACTCTTCCTCTATCCATCTCGATATCCCCGTCCACGTCTCCCCCTCTTCCTTTTTTCTTATTATCTCTAATCTTGCCTGTTCTGGAATCATAAGCCCTCCTCACTGTAAGTACTATAATGGTGCCACACATACGGCAATTTAAGTCTTTGTCCTCATTGACATACATGCTGCCTGAACATTTAGGACATATACTATCAGAAATATTAGGCATAGTCAACCTTTAGAAGTGCATTAAGTATTGGGTTCTCATCCCCCGCTGCCTCTAATGCTTTCCGCATTGATTCTAGTTTCTTTTCTGCTTCAGGTAAGTCAACCCAATCTAAATCACTATCCTCTTCTGTAATTTCAGGGTCTTCTATATCTTTATCTCCTCCCCTTTCTAACGCATCAGGATTTATACCACCAGCAGCCATGGACATCTGCATAGTTGACCCAGAGGGATAATGCCCCATTCCAACAGCAGCCATCACTCCTGCTGGCTGTTCATGTCCTGTATCTTCTTCTTTATCATCGTAAGATTTAATCTTTTTCTCCATATCATTCTCCTTTACTACGGCATCTTTCTGAGGAGGTTCATTGGGATTATCTTTCGTCCGTTCAACAAACCCTTTTTGAGGATGTTTCCCAATCGCAGGGTCATTCTCTGTAGGAGATAGATAAGTCATAGACCCCTCAGAACTCAGTTTTTGCATATTCTGTATATGCGGAGGCAATGTTGCCTTATAGTCATCTAATTCATCTGGATGAACTCTACGAACTTCATCACTTTGAATATGCGGAGGAAAATGCTCTCCCTCAGGGCTTTCTTCCCCTCGTTCTGGGTCATAAAAATACGGCCTAATAGGAGTTCTTTCTTCCTCTTTTTGCATATAAGACTTATGTTGACCCCATTCTTGGGCACGGGGATTTTGTGCATTTCCAACAGAATTAATATTGTAATGCCGTGGATAAGTGGATGTTGTACCCGTTTCCATCCCCCCTGCCTGGCCCATATTAGCATTCGGTTGATTATCTTCAGCCTTTTTCTGCCAATCTAATATCTTTCGGCCCGTAGCTTTATTGTTCCAAGCATGTGCTGTGCCTGCATCGCCCGTCATCATTTTATCAGGCTTCCTAGCTTTAGACATATTAGGAGAACCATCATACAGAAATTGAACTAATCGGTCTACCCCACTCTTTTTCTCTTTTCCTAATAATTTTTTACGTTTTTTCTCCTGCTTCTTATGGCGTTTTTCATGCTTCCGTTGTGTTTTATGCCCCCCATATGTAGGTGAGAAAATTCCAGCATTAGTAGACGTAAAGACTGTATCAGATAGCCCATTAAAGGCTCCACCGTCTCCCCCTCCATCGCCTTCTTTCCTAAGGGAGTTTTCCATACCCATTCTAGCCCTCTCACGTTCTGAAGAAGGAATAACTTCTCTCCAAACAGGAAGAGTGTCAAGATTATATTGACTACGTGTTCCATATGTAGAAGAGTCGTTTACTGGGCCTGAAAGACCACCTTCTCGTTGAGTTGGAAATTGGCGTGGTAAACCCCCATACCCTCTCGCAGATAAATGTTTACTAGCAGATGAACCTTCTCGCCAATGCTCTTGAACATTGCGAGGGTTTTCGGGGGTTCCTTTTTCTTTCTTATGGTCAACTGGCCCATACCGTCTAAAGTCCCTATTCCCACGTAAATATTCCCTACGATTTTCAGCAGCAGCTTCATCTAATGCATCTTCGGGGTCTACTTCCTCGTCATCAGGATTTGATAAGTAATCAGCTAATTGTAACGAGTTGGGGTCTGCCTGAGAATCCCATGTATTTGTGACGTGTGTAAGTAAATCCATCCAAGCTGCCCATCGTGCTTCCTGTAACTTATCCCAATCAGGATTATGTACTCCTGTAGTCGAACTATGCAAGGATTTACCTGTATCATTAATGGTTAAAGGAGTGTGGCCTTCTAATGGGGCTGTTCCAGTAGGCTGTGACATATGTAAAAATTCAGGGAGTGTTAGCAGCCTCATCGAACCGCCAGCCTGTGTACCCCAATACGCTTCCATCCCCCGACGATATGGAGGATATGCTGCCTTTACACCACTTGGCGGTTGAGTAGCCCCATTATAATGCCAATCTATAAAATCGGCATGGCTTTTAGCTTCTTTTTCTTTTTCATAAGCTGCCACACCAGAATCTTCCATAAATCCTTGCGGGATTGACTCAGCGGGTATATGATTCACTACTGCTTTTTGGTTTTCTCTATCTGTATTAATTCTAGGAAATCTTAATCTATTTGTAATGATGTGCGGATAAGCCTCCGACTCTGGGTTTGCAAACAAGACAGTATCGTTTCCTTCATATGCGGTTTCCCCCTGGTATGGAGTATCACCACCAGTTTGACCTTTATCATGATATTTCTTTTCGGCTAAGTATTTATTAATACCTTCTGCCGTATGATTATGATAATCTACGCCGTGTTGCAACCCTTCCCAATGCTCATGCCAAGAGAGAGGCACCCCCTTAGCCAGCTTCTGTGTATAAGTATCAAAAGCTCGTTTATTATGGGCACCTTCATAATTATCATAATGAAGGGGGGAGAAAGCTAATGTTTTCCCTCCAGGCAAAGGTGGCCCCATATGATGATGTTCTGGATTCGCAGGCCGTCTTAATATGTTCGGGTTAAACTCTTGGTCTACGGGTATCATCTTACCGCCCTCTTGAACATGTTCCCATGCTTCGGGGTCTACTGGGGGCGTACCATATGGTCTAAATGTAGATGGTTCTGAGGCTCGTCTTTGACCTCTTCGTGCAAATTCTGCCATTGGGTCTGACGAAATCTTAGG